CGGCGGCGTGGCGCGGGGGGCGATCTCGGTGTCCGGCAGCAAGGTAAAGCCGCGCGCGATAAACGCTGCGGGTGAGGTGCGATAAATAGGGGGCCCGCGGGCTTTCGCCTCACGAAACGAATTTACGTGGCTGTGCACTTTACCGCGGCCGGTCTTTACCGGCGAGGTGGCCGGTAGTGAATGCGGGCTCCCACGTCGCACACGCTTCATCCTGGGGCCGGGCCGGGATTACGCCTTGGTCCAAAGCCGTCAGGGCCTCATCGATGAGGCGTAGCCCCATCGGGGCAAGGGCTCGGCGCCACAACTCAGCGGGCGATTCTCCGGGCAGGACGTGGCACCAATCCTGTCCGGCTATCGGTCCGGTATCCGCGCCCTCATCCATCCAATAGACAGTACCGCCCGCTATCGGGTCGCCCATGTGAATGGTCCAGCGAACAGCGTCGCGGCCGCGGTGCCGCGGGAGTAGCGACGGGTGATAGCCGAGGGCGCCGAGGCGGGCCGCTGACCGGGCCCCGGCATCGATGAAGGCGTGGGCGTGAGCTGCGAGGATCAGGTCGGTGCCGGCTGGTATATCACCGGTGCCGACCCTACGGCCGCAGTGGGCCACTAGCACGCCGGCCTGCAGCGCTACCGCGTAAAGCCGGTCGTACTCTTCACCCGTCGATGCCGGCGCCAGCACTTTAACAACCTGGTGCTCGCGCCGGAGGCACAGACGCAGGGCTTCGGCGCCGAACCACGCCTGGCCAACGATCACGATGCGCATGCGGCCTCCCCCAAATAGCGGAAGCCCTGCACAGCGCGGAAGTGCCCCCCGTAACCCGAGCCCCCATTACCTTTTCCGCCGGCCTTTTGAGCAGATCGGGCCATAGATTCCCGGCAAGGCCCTTTGCGGCCTCCGACCAGCTCTGCCGACACTTGTGTCCAGCTACGATCGCGCCACAGCGCTGCGGCCAGGCCCGGGTGGCTTGTGTGAAACAGCGTGCGCAACTGCAGCCCGTAGCGGTTCTGCCCTTCGAGCCAAGCCTGGCACACGGCGTTGAGGAAGCGCATGCCGACGCCGGCGCCCTGCCACTCCGGCATCACGACCAGCCGGCAGGCGCGGGCCTCGACGAGACCGGGCCGGGTGCTGACGGCCACGTGGGCGACGAGCTGGTCGTCGATCGTGGCCACGTAGTTGGTGGCAGCGATCATCCTGGGCATCTTCAAATAGTGATGCGGCTCAAAAGCGGGCCAGTGCTGCCAGTCTGTTTGATGGATGCACATATCCAGGGGCGGGCGTCGCCGAAGACGCCCCCGTTCGAATTGGCCCGACCCGGTGTCGAAGATCCAGTCGGGCTGGATCCAATCCAGGATGTCGTAGTGGCACGAGAGCAGCACCACCTTGCCGCCGGTGCGGCGCCAGGCCTTTGAGAAAGCGCCGGCGCCGACCTTGGCAATCTGCCGGTCCACAACCGACGAGAACTCATCGACGACCGCGAAGCCCGGCGCATCGCACACCAGGCGCGCCAGATTCGCGCGGAACTGCTCGCCATTCGAGAGCACTTGGAAGGGCCGGAGCCACGCCGGCACGCTGCCCAGGCCCACGGCCGACAGGGCACCGAAGGCGGCGTTGACGTCGCCTCTGGGGGCGATCGCGTCGATGATCGGCGCATCGGCCGGCCAGGCCGGGGCGTAGAGCGCGCCGAGCTGGCGGCCGATGCTGGTCTTGCCGCTGCCGCTTGGACCGACGACGACGCCGATCTGCCAGTCGTTGCCGTCGATGGGTAGGTCGGCGTCGAGCGAGAAGTCGGCGCCGGACTCAACATTGAAGAGTGATTTGACGCGGGCCGCGCGATACGAGTCGTGGTCCCGGCAGGTGTTGCGGACGGTGATCTTCATACGACCACCACCCGCAGTTTCAGCCCTTGGGACAGGAGCTGGTTGTAGACCTGCTCCTGGTGGGCTGCATCGTCGCAGACAACGACGATGCCGAACTTCTCGCTGTACTTGAACCCGTTTTTACCCGGTGGGTTCGGTTTCGGTTGGTTTGCCATAGGGCCTCCAGTTGCCAGGCCCTCGGGGGGCTCGGGTGGGAGGCTCATCGGCCTTCTGATAGAGCGTCCCGCAGCGGGGACACTTGATTTCAAGCCGGCGGGCGTCGGCCATTGCCAGCTTCTTATTGCACTGAGCGCAACGAACTTCTTTCACGTAAAAATGCCTTGTGCGTGATAGCCTTGGCCCGCCGTGTGCACGGTGGCGGCGCCATGGCCAAACGCAGGCCCAATCTGCGGGAGGCGGCCGGGTTGGGTGTTAGCGCACCCGCCCCGGTCGCGCCGTTTCTAAACCTCTATGTCTACATAGGTGCCGGCAGGCGCGGCGCCTTCGACGGCGCCGGCGGGCCGGAAGAACACCAGATCACCGAGGGCCGCGCTGCCCCGCGCGGAGTACAGGCCGGCATCGGGCGTCTGAATGCGCAGCTCGTCACCCTGGGCTGCCACCACCTCGCCAATCAGCAGCGGGGCACTGGGCACGGCCTCACGAATAGCCTTCAGCAACTTACTCATGGATCTCGGCCCCCAGGGTTTGACGGACCTTCACAGGATCCTTTGACGAGCCGGACGGGAGCGAGGCCGCCACGGCCAGCTCGCGCACGATGCCCCGCCGGGTCGTCTGGCCGCGTACCCAGTCCAGCACAGTGCCGATCTGGATCACGCCGTAGCCCGGCAGAATGCCGGTCTCCAGATGCTCCATACGGTGGCTGCTGGCCTCGGCCAGTGCGGCCAGGCCCCGCTGGCGGGCCGCGTCGGCATGGGCGGTGAGCTGGTCGACAATCATCTGCGCCGGCCTGTCACCGGCCGAGCCGGCACGCCGCACCCGGGCGTTGAGATCCTGCCCGCACACATAGACGATGTTGTAGCCAGGGCGGACGATCTCATCGCTGCCGCGCTCCAGCGTTGCCGCGGCGGGCAGCACCACACCAGGCGCCAGGCCTGACCATTCCCACGGTGCCGCCGGATAGCGCGGAATGACGGCCAGCGACCGCGCCGCGGGCGCAGGTAGCACATAGGCGCCGGCTGCTTCGGCTAGGCGCAGCACGGCCTCAATCGGTGTGCCAGTGTGGGCCCACAGCCCGGCCGGCAGCAGCCAATCGGCGCCCTGCCAGGTGAGCGTCCAGCCGTTCGACACGCCATTGATCGTCAGGGCGCCGGCGGCCAGCTGCTGAGCAGTTTGTGCAGATGCGAAGTTGCTACGCGGCGATGCCCCGGCACCGGGAGCCGACAGCTCGGCGGCGATGCCCCGGCCGGAGACGCGGAGCGAGGCGCTGCCAAAACGCTCCGACTCGGTACGCTTCTCGACAAGCAGCCGCCACGGCATGTCATTGAGCCGGGCCTCGAGCTCGACGAGCTGGCCGGGTGCATCGGGCTCGATATCAGCAAGGGCGCGAAGCGGCAGGGTTGCCGACCATGACCAGTGCACCGAGTCGGCGTCACCGGAAATCGAGATGTCCCGCAAGGGCAGCTGCAGGTTGTTGCTAACGCGTGTGAGCGTTGCCGAGTTGATCACTATGTAGGCCCTCAGTGTAGGAATAACCAGCGGGCCGGCTGAGCTGCCTTGGCCGCAGGTAAAGACGATGTCTGTGCCAGCGCTCCGGCGTTTGTCGAAGAGCAGATGCGCAGCGCCGCCCGCCGGCGGCATGTAGCAGCGCCACGGCTCGGGCGGGGGCGTGACGATGATCACGGTGCGGCCTGGGGGCAGTGTTTCGCCCCAGCCCCATGGCAGGCTGGCAACCACGACCCCGACGGTTTCAGCTGGGCCGGCGCTGGCGCGCAGGGTCACGCGGAGCGGAAGGCCGGCGCCCCAGGGCAGGCGCTGCGCCGGGGTGCGGATGATGTTGGCGGTCTGCCAGGGGGCCGACGTGCGGGTGGAGACGCGCGCGGCGAGTTGCCAGCGGCCGGCCAGGCTGCCGCGCAGCAGATCAGCCGGTTGCCAGCCACCCGCGATGCTGCGCAGCGGCAGCGGCACGGCGGGGGACCATGGCGCACGCACCGAGGTGCGCAGGGGCGCGGTGGAACGCCACGGGGCTGACGTGGCGCAGCTGGCGTGCCTGGCGGTCTGCCACGGCAACCCTTGGACGGCGGGCACCGGTGTGGCCGGGGCCTGGGGCGCGGCGAGCTGGGCGGGGCTGACCGGGTCCGCGGCCTGCCAGGCGCAGGCGGTGCTGATGACGTCGGAGCGCAGCACGGCGTTGTCGTAGCGCAGCAGGCCGACGAATGTAACGGGCGCGGCCGCCGGCAGAGCGATCGTCAAGCGCCCCTCGGCATCGAGGGCGGGCCCCACGGGACGCCCGAAAACGATGTCGCGCTGCGCCGGGTCAAGCAGCCGGCGGAACAGCAGTCGGTTATTCAAAGCGGGCTTCCAGGAGGCGCACAAATGCACCGGCCAGGACAGCGGTTCGGTCGAGCCGCAGGTCGGCAGCGTCGCAGTCGAACAGCCACACGCCCGCGGATGTTTCGATGCGGGCCCACGCGATGGCGCCCGATTGCGCAACCTGCCCTTCGATGGGCGCGGTGATCACCAGCGCGCCACTGCCAATCTCGCCGACGCCCTGGGCAAACGGGATGCGCGCGATGGGTGGCCACGCGGCCGCCCCGCCGTCCGGCGGGCGGGGCGCTGGGTAGCAGACCACGGCGCCACCGGCCAGCCGCTGCGCAAGCGCGTCGAGGCGCGCCACATTTAGCGCTGCGAGCAGGTCTGGTGAGGCGGCGACGCTCACGGCATCAGCTCCGGCGTGAGCGCGTCGAGCACCTCGGCGTTGTACACGCCGGTGTGGTCGTATGAGACAACCACGTATTGTCGGCTGGGGTTGATGTAGTCAAAGCTGTACGCCCCGCTCGTCGGGTCTGATCAGACTTCACGCACCAGGCGGTTGTCGCGCTTGTCGAACAAGCGCACACGGCGCCACACGGGGTAATCGGGCGACGAGTCGACTTCGACTGTGCCTTTGAGGCGGCCGTTACCGCCAAGGTCCGACAGGTCACGCGTCGTGCGCAGCAGCGGCATGACACCCGCCGACGGCGGGCCGGGCAGCGGGGCATCAAAAACCAGAATTGGGCGCAGCGGGCCGCTGTAAATCATGGATTACTCCCACGGCCCTGTGATATCGATTGCGGCGCGGTAGCTTGTCGTCGGCGAGATCGTGCCGAAGAAGCGCACAGCAATCAGCGTGTGCCCAGGCAGCCCAACCGCAGCAGGGATACGGTCTTTGCTCTCAAAGGCGGAGCCCAGATAGTGCGGAATTCCGTAGAGACCCGGCACTTCGCCCCGGCGGTTGCCGACAACGCTTGAGCTTTCGAGAAAGAGCGTCGGACACAAATCCAGGCCGCCATTGATCGGGTTTGGCCCGACAGGATGGTTTCCGTGCCCGCTGTACGCCTGCAGCGTAAAGCCCGGCTTGTAGAGGTATACCGGGACAGACCCGCCAACTTGCGAGTACGGGCGCATCACGTAAGCCCCGACGCTACCGCCGTAGTTGTGCGCGGAGTTGTAGGTACCGGGCGAGCCCCCGCTGCTAAAGTCCAAGGGCTCCACAATCGTCAAAAATCGGTAGGCGTCACCGGCCTTGAGGCTCGGAAAATCCCCGGCGTTGCACAGCCCGTAATCGGTTGGATAGTTGTTGTGGTGCGCGATGAGGATGTGCACAAAACGATCGCTGGCAATGATCATCCAGCGCCGTGCAGATGGGCCGGGGACATTCGAAACTGGGACATACCCGCCACCCGAGACCTGCGCATCCGAAGGCGTCGGGTCGGTGCCCGTGTCCACGTCGGTCATCGACGCGTGGCCTCGTAAGCGAGCGTAACTAGCCGCGGTGTGATCGATACGCAAATAGCAGCCCGTGGCGCTGGGTGACAAGCTGCGGTATGTGGCTTTGTTTGTGCCCGCGAATGCCTTGGCCCAGCCGGCCGGCGCCAGCTTGATTGCCACGGTGCCGGAGACTGCCCCATCCGCCACGCCAGGCGCTGGCCAGCTTACGGTGAGACTGCTTGTGCCGGTGACGCGATGTTCGCCGTTGATAGCCGGTGTGCCGGCGCCGGCCACAAGGATGACGCTGTCCACCTCGCAAGCGTGGCTAACCGTGAACGTCGCGGTGGCCACGCCGCCGGCTACGTTCACAGATGCGGCGGTGAGCAGGCCCCAGCCATTGACCAGGCATGCATCGAGCACTGCGATCAGGGCGCCGGCCGTCCCGGAGAGCACCGGGGCGCCCGGCATTTCGCTGTGCAAAAATTTAACGGATGTGCTCATCGCGTGGTCCTCAAGTGCGGTCCCGGTCGCCCAGGATCATTAGGGTGAATTTGTCGTCCTGCAGCGTGGCGTCGCCCTGTTGAATCGTGCGGGCAATCCCGATCGGGTGCAGGGCGCCAACCGTATTGATGCGCAGCACGCCGCCCTGGGGCCAACCGCCACCCCAGCCGGCGGCGCGAAGGGTGAGATACGGCTGGCCGACGGCCGGGTTGATGGGCGCGAAATCGTGCGTGACGTCGCCCTCGGCGATGAAGCCGAGGTGTTCGCCGAGCAACTCGAAGGACGTGGTGTTCTTGAAGCGGATCGCCCAGCGCTCGGTTACCGCGCCGATATTGGTGAGGGTTATCGGGTACTGGATTTCGTTGTACTGCGCAGACAACGCCGCACCGATGCGGTCGTCACTCCATTCGCCAGTCCAGCTTTGCTGATCGAACAGCAGTGGGACGCGGGCGGCCAGGTCGCCGATGACAAGTGCGCTGGAAACGATGGACCCGAGCGGGAAATCGTGCGTGAGCGGCCGCGTCAGGGTGATCTGACCGTTTATCTGGGCGTCGGCGACCGGGACTTCGTCCTTGATTACATGCTCGACCGTGATGGGCTGGGCGTAACCGGTGACAGCCGTGAATGTGACGGTGCCCGCGTCAAGATCGGGCGTGTAACCGGTAGCGATCGCCGCGCCGTTGTTGCCGATGACACGCAGGCGGGCAAGGCGGCCGCGGCCGACGCTGAGGGTCTGGCCGTTGCTCACGTTGGCCGGCGCCGTGCTGGCCGTGTGGTGCACAACGGCCACGTTGCCGGGGCGGAAGATGGGCACCAGGCCGTTACTCGGCAAGCGCACTGCGTTGAGGCCCACGATGCCGGAGGGTAGCGGCAGATAGGTGTAAGAGACGCCCGCAACACGCACCGAATCCGCTTTGACGTGACCGACCTTGACCTTGCCGCCTCCGCTAAGTCCGAGCGCCCCGGCGTCGATGGCCCAGGGGCTCGTGTCGGTACCCTGCTGTGTTTTGAAAACCACATCGACGATACCTGTCGCGTAGTCGACGCTGCCCACCATGTCCGCTGTGTTGATTACCCCTGCAGCGTCGGCCGTAGCATTGATAGACGCGTTGCCAATGGTCTCGGCGCTTACTGTCACGCTGCCGGGCCGCAGCGGGGCGACGGGAAAGCGGAACACGGCGCGGTCCACACTCAGGCCGCCGTAGGTGCCCGATGCGGCCTCAATCTGCACCGTCGACGATTCGCCAGCCGGCCACATCCACAGGCGTAGGCCGCCGTTGCCCAGCGCTCCGGCCGGGCTGGACCAGTCGGCTGTTGACACGGGCGGGTTGAGATAGACGTCAGATTGTCTGGCGCGGTTGACCAGCCGGTTGGCACCGATACGGCCCATGAAGTTTTTGGTGATGTAACCGCCTGGGGTGTTACTCAACCGTGCGTCAAGGGGGGAAATCGCCGCGTCCTGAATGTTCAGCGAACCACAGGAATACGTGGCGCTTCCGCCGGCGCCAACGCCCGTGGTGTAGCGCGCCGTGGCGCCAGTAGGCGAGACCGTACCGGTGCAGACGCTTGAGACATACGAGGCCGCACGAAAAGCGCGGGTTGTGCCCTCGCTGGTGTCAATGTTGATGACCGAGTAGTGCTGGAACGGGTGCGTCACGAAGTTAGGCAGCATCTTGTTGATGCTGATTTCGCCCGTCACATAGTTGATTGTTCCGATGGGCCCCGAATGTGTTCCGTCCCCCATCGCGGCTTTGATCGTCCCCGCGTCATCAAACAACGCGTAGCCGCTTGAGGTCGGTTTGTCGTAAAGCTCATCGGCGAACGTGTACCCGACGGTGATGCTCATGGCCAGCGAGCCCACAGCCACGCCGGGAGCCAGCGCGCCAGACAGTGAACTGCCTGTATCCGTGAGCGTGATTGGGCCACTGCTGCCCGCGGCAGCATCGGTGAGGGCGACGGTGAACACGGTGGACGGCGCGGGCAGAATGTCGGGCGACAAACGGAAAATCCCCGCCTCGTAGTCAATGCTCCCGGTGCCGTCGCCGCTGAGAATGCCGGTGCTGTCAGTGACGCTGCGCGCAGTACCGTCATTCCAGCCAATCGTCACGGTGCCTGGCGCCACCGGGCGGCCAAGCTGCACTTCGAAATAGGCGCGGGTTGTACCTGGCGCCGACCCGGCTACGGTTGACGTCGGCGCCCACTGCACGATGATCTTGCTGCCAACATCCGGCAGCGCGCCGAGGGTGACAACTACCGAGCCGGTGGTCCGGTTGAGCTGGCCAGCGCCATACGCCGCATCGGCACCGCGCAGCGCGCCGTCACCGCTGTCTGAGAGCACATACCAGCGCCCGCCCGACAAGAAGCTCAGCCGCAGTGACGCGGCGGCGGGAAGCGGTGTGAGCACAAACGCCCACGCGCTGCCGCGGCTGCCGGCGGTGACGGGAATCGACATGGACTGCGAGGCGCTGCCAGGATCGGCGCCGAGGCGATACTGAATGTGCTTCGTGCCCGGGTAGCTCGCAGACCCCGCCACGGTGATGACACCGTTGACGTAGTCGATCGTTCCGACCTGCACGTTTGACGCGTCAATGAGCACGCCGGCCCGGTCTGTCAAAGACGCAGCACCGGTGATTGTGAGCGAGCCGGGCAGAATGGCGCCGCCCACGTAAATGGCGTGCGTCGCATCGAACAGGGCCGAAGTGTCGAAGGCCACGGCACCATTTCCGGCCGGCGCCAATGCCCCGGCGATCGACTGATTAGGCCGGGCGTCTGCGATGGGGGTCTCGGTCTGCGCAGACGGGACCAGCGCGGAGTAGATCGACGTAGCCCGCACACCGATGTCGCCCAGCACCGCCGGAAGCGCCAGGGGTGAGGCGCCGAAATACTGGCCGGCGTCGGCCACTACGGCGCTACGCACTACGGCTTTGCCGGCGAATGGCGCGCCGGAATCAAGGTCCGTCGCTTCGACGCCCATGAAGTCGCGCTCGAGCGGGTCCGAAATCTCACACGTCACAACGGCCCGGCTGAAATTCCGCGGAGTGCTGCCGTCCGCAACAGTGAAATCTCGTTTGATGCTGCTCACTTTCGTGATGCGCACATATTGCTGATATTCCGTTCCCAGCCCCTCATTGCCCACAATCAGAAGCGTCTCGCCGACCGCCGGCAGGGCCGCGGACTCCCGCTGTAGCAGCGTGATCGCGCGCTGGCCGGCGATATGGTTGTCGAACAGATAGCCAGGCCAGCGTGGCCCGCGCGACAGGTAGCCCTCGATACGGCGCTGCATGTCGGTTCTCCTGTCGAATGCGCTGGGCTGAAAAAGCAGCGCAGACACGCGCGGGTCGGAGGGCGGCGTGCCAATGATCACCCGCGCACCGAAAAAGATATCGGTGTCGGGCGTACGCACACCCAGGTACGCCAGGCGCAGCGACACGGCGCCGAGGATGCGGTTAAGTTCGGAGATGTCGGTGAACAGGTTGTTGCTCTGGTTGTCGACGATCACCTCGCCCGTCGCCGCGCCGCCGCCTTCCGGCACGTCGGCGGGCACGAGGGACTTCACGAGAACAACGTCTTCTTGGCGGATAGGCATCAGGCAATCACCGTAAATTTGAGAGTGGGCAGCACCAGCTCGGCGGCGGTCGGGTCGGCGTAGTCAATGACGTCGACGGCGTCGAGAGCGGGTGCGTCGTGGTGGCGCCACACGACCAGGTAGGCGGCGCCGAGGTAGGTCAGCGTGTGCTGTTGGCCCGGGGTGTCAGCCAGGGCGCGCAGCGCTGCGAAGGCGCCGCGGGTCATGGCGCCCCAGTACAGCTCGCCAGACTGGCCGCCGGCGAGGGTGATCGGCTCGCCGGCCTGGGCCACCGAGACATCGATCCACAGCGCACCGTCGAGGGTGTAATCGACCGCCTGGCGGATGGGGCTCCAGCTGTGTGAATCGGTGCGAAGCAGATCTGCGGGCAGCGTGATGACCGCCGCGCCGTTGGAAAGGGTGGTCGTCATTTTTCTGCGCTGAGCTGGGTTTGCAGGAGCCGGACAATTGCGTCGTGCGAGGCTTGGTCCGAGAAGTTGATCTGGCTGGATGAGCCGCCGACGTTAAGCGTGAGCGTGACCCCGCGGTTCGGGGCGCCCCAGAACTGCGGCGCCCCACCGCCGCCGCTTTTGTCCGCGGCTTTTGCTTCTGCGGCCACCAGACGTTTTGCCTCGGCCATTGCCTGCGCGAGCATGTCGCGGGTCACTGCGGCGTAGTCCGCGCTATTGAAGCCAAGACCCATAGTTCCGCCGGCGCGCTGCTGGGCTTCAGTGTTGCCCTTCGCCACGTAATAGGCGTAAATCTCGCCCACTTTTTTGGCTTCGGCGTCCGTCAAACCCGCGTCGATCGACGCCTGGTAGGTATTGACGCTGGACGTGGTGACTAGCCGATTGACCATGCCGGGCGCGACTTTGTCGTTGCCGACGATGTAATCCTCAATCTCGCGGCTGGAATAGCCCATGCCCTTCATCTGCTCGGGGGTGACACCGGCTTTACGCAGGTCTTCATACGTCCCGTTGCCCTTCGACTGGTTGCCGTAGTTGTCGCCGAGCCCCGCGCCTTTCAGCTTCTGTAGCCGGTCGGCCAGGCGCTCGGCGTCGGTCAGCACCTTCTGCACAGCACCCCCGGCTTCGTTCATGCCGTCGCGTACGCCGTTGCCGGCATTGCGGCCTGCCTGGCCGACTTTGAGCAGCTCACCCTGAACCCGGACAAGGTCCGGCAGGATGCCGCCGTTGGCTGCCTTGGCGGCATCGGCGTAGCGCCCCCAGGCCGCCTGCTGTTCGGTCAGCGTGCCGCCGTTGGACTTGACGTAGTCGAACGCCTCTTTTGCCGCAGTCGCCGTGCGCTGCATGGACTCTTGGGACTTGAGGCCCAGGCGGCCCATGGCTTCCTCGACAGAGTTGATGCCGGGCGTCACTTCGTCCAGTTGGCGGCGGGCTTTGGTCAGCCCTTCGGCCAGGCGATCGCCCGTCACCACGCCGGCCCGGCCGAGCTGCTCCCAGCGCTCAAGCACCGCGCGGGCGGCCTGCTCTGTCGTTGCGGCCTTTCCGGCCTGATCCAGGCTTGCGGCCAGGGCAACGCCTGTATTCACGCCCTGCTTTTCAAGGTCGGCAGTGCGCGAAATCAGAACGTCGAAGTCATTGAGGGCCTTCTGCGCGGCTGCGTTAACACCGTCCGACAGCGCGCCGGCGTCCTTTCCGGTGCGGCGCAGGGCTTCGCCGAGCTGGGCGTCTAGGGCCGCGGCAAGGCGGCGGGCGCCCTGTTCGCTGCCGTCAAAAGCTGCGCGGGCTTGCACTTCGAACTTTTGCAGATCCTGCCCGTTCAGGGCCTGCTGCCATGCCTCGCGCACCTGGTCGCCGCTGATCTTGCCGCGCACGGCCAACGCGTCCAGCGCGGCGCCTGCGTCTTCAATTCCCTTGACGTTCGACAGGTCCAGATCCTTGCCGATCTTTCCCAGCGCCTCGCTGGCCGAATCGCCCTTTTCGCGTAAGTCGCCAAAGTCGGCCACCAGCTTCTTGGACTCCTTCGAGAGCCCCAGGGCCGCATCCGCTGCGAGCTGCTTCTTCTGCGCATGCTCGGCATCGGCGGCAGCCATGTCACGGGCGGCGCGCTCGTAGGCGCGGGATTGCCGCTCGTTCTCCTCGAGCATCTTGCCGTAGCCCATGGCCTTGGCGGCGGTCTCGCCCATCGCCTTGCCGATGTCGTCGAGGTTGGTAACCAGGAACGCCAGGCTCAGGCCCTTCATGAGGTTGAGCCCAGCGGCCAGCCGGCTAGCGCTTGCGGCTGCTGCATTCGCGGCCGATGCGCTGGCCGCTGTGGCCGCGGTGTTGGCTGCCGTAGCGGCCGTATTGGCCGTGGTGGCGGCTGTGCCCGACAGCATGTAGGCCGACACAGATGAGGCCATTGCCGATTGCCGGGCGGCGGCGTTGGCAACCTGTGCCGACGTGTTGGCGGCCACCGCCGCGGCATTGGCCGAAGTGGCGACAGTGTTGGCCGCCGTGGTGGCGGTATCGGCCACCTTGGCGGCCGTCGCCGTGCCGACCGCAGACTGCAGGGCCAGAAACTCCGCGGCGATGTTGTAGGCCTTCCACCCCAAGTAAGCCTGGCCGGCATTCACAAGGCTGGATGCAACCAGGTCGAAATTCTGTGCGAGGGTGGAAATGGCACTGGCCACGGCGGCGCTCGCGCCCGTCGATTCGTCCATGTGCCCGAGCCAAACCTGCCAGTGGGTATCCAGCTCGGTGATTGCCCGGCCGATGGTCGGCGGCAGCTTGCTGAACTCCGACTCCACGGCGCGGGCCTGGCCCTGCAGGGCGCCGATCACGGTCTGCGCCGACAGCTGGCCGGCCTCCGCCATCTTGCGCAGCTCGCCGGTGGTCACGCCCAGCCCATCGGCCAGCGCCTTTGCCAGCCGCGGCGACTGCTCCATCACGCTGTTGAACTCGTCGCCGCGGAGCACGCCGCTCTGCAGGCCCTGGATGAGCTGGGTTACAGCGGCGTCGGACGCCTGCGCAGAGGCGCCAGAAAGCTGAATAGTCTGGTTGACGGTTTCCGTCAGGCGCAGTGCCTCGGCCTGCCCGATGCCCATCTGCTTACCGGCCTCGGCCAGCTTCACAAACAGGTTGCCGGTGCTCTCAAGCGAGGCGCCGGTGCGCAGTGCCACATCCTGCACGCCCTGGAAGGCCTGCTTGAAGGCGTCGCCTTCGCCCACGGCCATTTTCACGCGGGCCGTCAGGTTGGCCCAGGCGTCGGCAGTGGCGGCCAATCCGGCCGCGGCGCCCATTGCAGCCTGGGCCGACTCCCACGCGATATAGGCGGCCTTCAGCTCTCCGAGCTGAGTGCTGATCGACTGCACGCCGTCACTGATCTTGCGGTGCGCCGGGGCGGCCTTGCCGGCTGCACGCTCCGATGCGGTGCCTACCTCATCGATACTCCCCGCGGCGGTGCGGGCGCTTTCACCGGCTGGGCGCAGACCATCGATAGCCTTGCCGAGTCCGGTCACCTTTTCGGTTCCGTCTACGTCGGCCGTGATCTTTACTTTTGCTTCGATGCCAGCCATGTTTACGTCACACCTCGGTCAATACCCATGAAACCCGTCTCCACCGCCCTCCAACTCGCCCTTGCTGCTGCCGTACTGTTTGGATCCGGCATCAAGGCGCCCTGGCTCATCACCGGCTTGGCTATTGCCGCAGGCCTGCTGCTGGTGGGCAGCATCCTGCGGGTTGTGCTGCGGAGCTAAAGCGCCGCTCAGCTCGCCTTGCGGTACTCGACCACCAGCGCGGACTGGCTGGTTCCGGCGGGCACCTCCAAGTTGCCCTTCAGCGTCAAAACAGCAAGGTCGGACTGCAGGAAGTCATACGCCTGGTCGGACGTGACAACCGCTTGCACGGCGATCAGCTCGGCGTCTTCGCCGGACACGGTGTTCACGCAGTCGCCTTCGATGCGCATCACGTGGCGGGTCTTCTTGCCGGCATCGATGCGATAGCCCGTGGTGGCCTGGGCGGTGCCGCTCAGCTTGAGCGGCTGGGCTTCGGTGATCGTGCCGCCGGGAATGGCGCGCAGCTTGCCGAGGCGGCGGTTGACTTCGTAATGGGTGCCTTCAACGTAGGTGGTAGTGCCGGCGTCGTTTTTGACGGCGAAGCCCGCGGCCGCAATGTTCTTGCGGCCAATGTCCACCCAGCCCGTGAGCGACGCCACCACCGGCAGATCGGCGAAGGCGCCGCCGGCCACCGTCAGCGGGTTGAGTTCGCCCGACAGCTGCACGGCGAGCAGCGCGCGGCTTACCTCGGTGAAGGCCATCTCAAACTCCATCGGCTTGCCGACGAAGGCCGTGGTGTGAGCGGCGCCGTAGTTCTCGCGCTTCTTCGAGATGGCCTGCTTCTTGTCGGCCGGGGTGGTCACCGAGAACTTGTCGGTCTCGATTTGCACCGCGGGCAGGAAGGTGCCGTCAGCGCCCTGGAAGCTGATGTAGAAAGTGCCGGCAAACAACTGGCCGGACTGGCTGGTTTCACTCATAAGACGTTGCTCCTGGTTGGGGGGTTATCGACCGCGGCGGATGCGAAGATCCAGGCCCCAGGCGATGGGAAAGTAGGCAAAGCCGGCGCGGGTGTAGCCCACCGGCGGCGAGGGTTTAAGGTGCAGCCCCTGAAAGTCGGCGTGGCCGGGCGGCACCCACATCGACAGCGCCCCCACCACACCGGCCATCAGCGGGCCTGCTTCGGCAATTGGGGCGTCGGCGGTGGCCAGCGACACCACGTTGCGTACCACCACCACCGTCAGCCAGGTCTGCTCGACGCCGCTCCACGCGCCGCCGGCGCCCTGCTTCGGCGCAAAGGCCTGGTAGATCACATGCACCGCTGGGGCCTGCTGCGCGGCCTCTTTCACGCCGGCCAAGTCTTTTGCGCTGAGCACAAACACGCTCGGCGGCAGTTGGGCCTTGAGCCGTTCGATCAGCACCGGGCCGGCGGCCAGGAAGTCTTCGCGCAGGTTCATCCGAAGCTCCGCAGGTCGTCGTCGGTTACGGACCTTGGCGAGAAGCTGAACATCACTTCCGCCTCGGCATCGGCCGGGGCCACAGAAGCCGGCACCAGGCTCGCCGTTCCGGCGGCTACCGCCTTCAGAAAGTCGTCGGCCCACTTTGTAGCGGCCAGCACGTCTTCGGTCACCGCGGCGCCGTACATCCGGCGCAGCGCGATGGTGGCCACCACCGTCGGCAGGTCGGATGCCGCCACCTGGTCGGGGGTGAGCCCGCCCGGGTAGCGGCCACCGATGTAGCCGTCCGCAAAGCGGCTGGCGCTGGCCAGCTGGGACCGCACAGCGCCGGCGCCGGCCAGGGCAACAGCTGCCACCTCCACCGGCCAGGCCGATGTGTCGGTGCCCTCGGCCGCGGCCTGGAACAGCTCGGCAGAGACCCGCGGGTCACGGGTGGCGCGCTGGGCAATCTCAATCCAGCCGTCAACCGAGACGCGCACCAGGTCGGCGAAAGTGGCGTAGTCCATGGCTTAGGTGTGGCGGTGCGGAAGGATGCGGATTTCGACCAGCTGGCCGGCCACGGCGGCTTCCATGGCGCGGCCGCAGTGGTCGGTTGCGGTGCCGGGGACAACCATCCCGCTACCGTCGGCGGCGGGCTTCACGAAGGCGTGTTGTGCGATGACATCGGCGGCGGTCACAAGGGCCGAGAAGCCGGTAATCACAGGAAACACATCGCCGATTCCTGCGCTGGATTCAGACACCCCGATGGTGTCCTTGTTGCCGCCGGCATTGGTGGCATAGCCACCGTCGAGGGCAATGAAGCGGTTGGCGGCGATGGCCGCGGTGGCCAGCATCGTTACCGCGTGCTGCTTGTCGTATTGACGTCCCATGGTTGGGCTCCTTGTCGGGTTGAGGGCTTACTTCTTGCCGCGGGCATGCTTGCCAGCGGCGGCCTCGGCTTCGGCCGGGGCGTCGGCGGCCGGCTCATCCGGGGGTAGCGGCTCGGGCGCCAGTGCTTCCACCACCTCTTCACGCACGGCGCCCAGGCGCTTGAGCTCGTCGATGGTCTCGGCGTCGAGCCCCTCGGGGATCTCGCCGCCCGGCAGGGTGTCGATGCGGATGCCGTTAACCGACGTCCGCACGATGGTCACTGCAATCAACTTCTTGGGCATGGTTCGGGCCTCACTTCGGGTTCTGGAACAGGACGGCGGCGGTGTTGTAGGCTACGTTCGGCCGGCGCTCGTACGTCGCGCCGTAGACCCACGACTTGAACTCGTTCGAGAAATACGGCGTCTCGGCGAAGGGGTGCCCTTCGATCACGTTCGTGAAGCCAAAGGCGGGCTCAGCCAGGGAGATGTTGGCGCCGGCCATGCGCGGCACGTAGGCCAGGATTGCGTTGTTGCCCCACACATCGGCGCCGACGTCGTCTTCGGCTTTCCAGATCGCCTCGCCGACCACAATCTCTTCAACGTTGAAGATGTTCTGCAGCTGCGCGATGGTCGGGGCGCCGAGCTGCGAATCGGGAACGTAGCTGCGCACCTGAATGTTGTTCTTGACCGCCACGAACGCGTCGGCGGACAGGGTCAGCTTGTTCGGGCGGCGGCCGAGCTTCTTGCGAATGAGGTTGCTTGCGGCCTCGATGTCATCGACCGGGGTGCCGTCCACATGGCTCCACTTGGTAGCGCCAGCCAGCGTCACAACATGGCCGGCGGCATAGGTGGCCGGGGTGGTCGCAATGGTGGCCACGTCCAGCTCGTAATCCAGCAGCAGCACATCGTTGGCCGTCACCATCGCAATCTGCGAGATGTCGAGATAGTTGCCCACGTTGAGGCGGCGCGACTCGTCGGCCTCACGGATCAGCTCGCGGGGGATCGGCACTTCCACGCTGGCCTGGTCAACGGTGTAGGTCTGGCCGTCGTATTTGATGTCGATGCGCTTGGTCGGGGTGCCCGGCGCGCGCTTCAGGCCGTACTTGCGCAGGCGTTCGTCACCCACTTTTGCAAGCGTCACGCTCGACAGAACCTGCGGCAGACGGGGGAACAGTTTCTCGGCGATAAAGCTTCCCTGGCCCAGGCCCAGCAGCATGCTGGTGAGGATCGGGTTCTGCTTCAGCCGGATTTCGGCGGGAGTCATCATGGTGTGGTGTCCTTAAACGGTGATCAGGCGGTGAAGCCGACGACGGCCTTCGCGGCCTCGGCGTACTGCACCTTGTGCTTGGCGGCGTAGGCCTTGGCCGCGGCGTCGATCTCGGCATCGCTCTTGCCCTTGGCGCTGCCTGCGTCGGCATCCAGGCCGCCGGCCGGGGCAAACTCGCCAAACTGCACCACCGGGGCGGCAGCGCCGATGAAGCCCTTGAGCCACTCGGCGGGCGACACCTTCTTCGTTGCCCCGGCCTCGCTGAACTCCACCTGCGCGGCGTCGGCCAGCACGGCAAGCACCGCGGGAAGCGCAGCCGCGTCGGAGCGCTTGAGCTTGCCGGCGGCCAGCTGGGCCTCGGCAAACTGCACAAAGCCGGTGTAGCGGTCGGCGCGCTGCTGCTCGGCAAACTTCGCGAGGGCAGCATTGGCTTCGGCGGCGGCGGTCTCGGCCTTGGCCTGGGCTTCGCGGGCGGCCGCAGCCTCCGCCTCGGCTTTCGCCAGGCGTTCTTTTTCGTCCATGGATAACTCCTGATTGGTGTGGGTGGGTTGCGAAAGATCGCCCTCGGAGAAGCAGACACAACCCTGGTCTGCCTCGGCGAACTTGATGTCCTTGAGCCCGAAAACAGCCGGCGGCTGTGCGCCCAGAAAAGCGACGTGGCGCAAGTACCACGTACCGGGCTTCGGGTTCGAAGGATGTTGTGGGGGGTAAAAAGCAGCGCTGCGCTTCTTGAAGTGGCCGGCGCCGACCATTTCTGCGAATTGGGGCTCGACCTGGTGCGGATCCATCACCAGCCGGCCGTCGGCGTTGACCGCCAGGCGCTTGGCCCAGCCGTAGGCGGGCAGATTGGATTCAGGGTGGCCGATGCACAGCGGCGCCTCGCGCAGCGCCGGGTCGTAGCCATCGGCCATCGCCTGGATGTCGGCGGCCGTGAAAGTCCGCTCAACGCCGGCGTCGTCAATGAGGACGCCGGGGCGGAAGATCTCGATTGCGGTGGGGAGTGCGGGTGTGTTCATGCCCGCAATCGTCGCGCGGGCGTGATGTGCGGCCTAAATGACCCTGTTCACTGTTTAAGATCAGGCGGCGCGGGGCACTAGTGTCAGCGTTTTCCACTTCTGATTCTGAGCGTCCAGCCCACGGTCCCGGTTATACAGATCCGTCATCGACTGCTGGCTATGCCCAAGCAGCACCATCGTGTTGATGCCTTGCTCCCGGTACATGCGCTCTGCGAGCGATCTACATTCATGAAGGGACGGCGGCGTCCCTTTGCCGGTGTGCGGCGGCAGAGCGCCTTCCCGGGCCTCTTCAAAGCGCCACGACATCGATGTCGCAGCAAGCATGCCGCCGGTGGTTTTACGGATGAGATAGCCGTCACCGTCCGCGTCCAACACAGCATATTTTCGGCATCGGTCGATCGCCTCCCCGACGCTGATATCGATTGCGACAAGGCGCAGCGCCAGCGGAATCGCCAGCCGCTTACCTGTCTTCTGCTGCTCAATGTGCAAGTACAGCTGGCCGTCCGGTTCGGCCCACACGTCAGAGAAGCGCATCTTTCGAATATCTCCACGGCGCTGGCCCGTTACCACCGCCAGGGTCATCATCAGAGCAACCCACGGAGGGCTGCAGCAGTCGGCGTAATCATGGATACGCTGCCATTGGTCCATGCTCAGCCTGCGCCGTGCGATTTTGACGATAGGCGTTTTTACCGCTTCGGCGGGGTTCTGGTCGATCCAGCCGGCCAGCAGCGCTTCATTGAGCATATCGCGGGCTTCGACGAGCACCCGCTTCGCCAGGTGCGGGTGCCGCTGGGCGATCTTCGTGACCAATGCTGATATCTCATGTGGGCGCAGCG